GTAGCATTCTGTAGGAAAAAACTTATTGTCACATTGTAGGCATTTTGAGCATCATTTGCTTCCACATTCACTTTTTGCAAAATTACTCTGGGTTCATATGCCTCAATCATCTGAACAATTTCATTTTCTATACTGTTTTCCGTCAAGGGGCTCATAGGTTCAAATAATATTGCGTTTAATTGTGAACCTAGATCAGGATTAAAAGGTCTATCGTAGTTATTTGTTTGTAATAAATTTCTGACGGAACGTGTGACAGCCTGAAAATCATAACTAACGGCAACATCACCTGTCACCGGTACTCTGGTGAAAGTGAAGTCTATATCCGAGTATAGTTTGTTTAGTGTTTGTGCCATCTTTTATTTATGTGCGAAAAGTAAATCGCTTTTTTGGATTTTTGAATTCGTTGGAGAAAATTCTTGGGCCGGAATGAAAAATTTCGAAATTTTAGGATGTATTACCGGTATTTGCCAAATTGTTCTTTAAGTTTGTTGTTCCGATGTAATTATTGATTAGAAATAGTTCTGTCTGGCCAATCCTATTGAATTCACTAGCTTTATTATACCTATCTACGATCATTTGTGAATTTGTGAAAAAATCAAAGTCTTTTTGTCGATATGTCGTCATTGTATTTGAAACTTGATTTGCAGCATTTGAAAATTCATTCGCATCTGTTAAACTTAGTGAAGAATTGCCATTAACGATTGAACCCAAGTAAACATTTGATATCGAAACAAAGGTATTTGAGTAATCCGACAGTGTATTTGCAACAAAAAGACTGGAAAAACTACCAATCAAGGGTGAGTTGTTCTGTATATTATCGGTTTGGTTGACAATATACATGATAATTTTACCAAAACCAATTGCGGTTTCATAATGTGGTAAATCAACATCGAAATCAAGTGGCATCACATTCGATATTCTGTCTGTGTGTATCATAAAACTATTTGCAATGTTTTGCGTCACATCTCTCACGACCATCAGTGCAGGATTCATAATATTGGATACACCAGGATTATTGAATGTTACATTTATTGTACCTGTGATAACATTTGAAAATGATAGATTCGAAATTGTGTTTGATGTTGACCAGATGACATTGATCGTGTTTGATACAGGATTCACAAAATATTGTTCGACTTCATCTGATATTAAATCGGCTTCTTGCCATGGTTGCAGTAACTTCGGCATCATTTTCATTTGTGTCTGAACTGTTGAACTCAATTGTTCAACAGCACCATTAGCTATTGGATCTGTTGTGTCGAATCCTAGTAAAGCGTATACTCCAGCCATAATATATTTCCTTTATGCTTTCACTTCTTGACTTCTTGAGTTAATGGTGGTGAAGTTAGACCACCTTTTGCAGCGTGTTTGTGAACTTTTCTCAATAAAGTATTAATAACATCAAATCCCAGTAGTGATGCAGATATTCCATAATTTCCAAGTGGTGCGGACATACTTGAAAAAGAGGTTATTGGACCACTCGACATGATTGTTCCTGGAATAGCAGGATTTATTAAACCAATAGAAATACCACCAAGAGGAGAATTGAAACCCATTAAACCAGCACTAATTCCAGAAAGTGGACCAGAATCTATTCTTCCTCTTGAGGTTATCTTATTTGCTACAAGACCTGTGTCGATATCAACATCTGCATTTATCTTAACTAAATTTGTTTTAATTGTAAGTTTGCTTTCTAAACCAGGAACAAGACTTACACTAGAACCAGCATTAATTTTCATATTTCCAAAAGATGTTGTGGTGTGCGTTCCTTGTACTGTTTGTGTAAAATCGCCTTTAACAAACTGTTCAACACTACCGTCAATCTGTTCAACTTTATTACCTTTTACATAAAAATATGCATCACCATTAACTGTGATATTTAATTTTTTAGCTAATTGTCCATCATCAACTCCGATGGATATGTTGTGATCACCTAATACGATATGATATCCATCTCCAATTATCTTGTGTACTTCATTTCCGTTTGGATGTATCTCTGTAAATGTTCCAGATTTGTGTTGCAGACGAATTCGTTCTCTTGTTGGAGTGTCATCCATTTCGAATGAATGCCCACCCTTTGTCTGTGTTACATTGTTGTAAGGATATACAGGTTGATGTGTGCTGTTAGCGGCAGATTCTGGTTCTGTCCATGCAAGAACATTTTTTGGTTTGTTTACGGGTCCATCAGGTGCCGGTGAAGAACTTATATTTCCTTCATTGTCGGTTACCAATGTTGAACCGTCATCAAAAAATTGTATGCTTGTACCATCTTCTAATGTTTGTGTTGTTGATGTTGCCATAATTTATTAGGGTGAAGAAGAATTTTCCATTAATGTTCCTGTCGAGTTCGCGAAAACCGCATTTGCATTTGCTGTGTTTACATTTATATATGTTATGATATTATTAGCACCGTCTTCTGTAGGGTTCATTATAAGGTCCAATAATTCTGGAGAAAAATCTTTTGAATCACTATCAAATTGTATTTTTGCAGCTTCTTCTACTTCTTTGACTGCACCAACAAATTGATCAGCAATTAATCTTGCTTGGCCCACAGTTGCATTAATAATTTGATCTGGAATTGATAATATGCTGTTAACTGCTTGTTTTAGTGAACCTACAAATTTTGCAATACAAGCTAACAATAGATTTTTAATTTTTTCCGGTAAACTTTTAATCCAGTTTATTAAATCGATAATTTCTTGTGCAAAGAATACCCACTCCAAAACGCTCTCAATTGCATCAGCCACATCTTCAATAGCTTGATTTACTCTTCTAATCGTATCTTTAGATAAATCAACTATCAAAGAGATTTGTCCTGTGGGATCAAAATTTAATGCTGCACTTATTGCTGCCATTATTTTTTTAACAACTTCAATAGCTTTCTGCAACAAATCTCTCATTCGTGTTGCAGCTTTCAACTTTGCATTACGAATTGCTCGTTGTATCGCAGCAATAGGATTTACCAAACCTAAAGATGCAAAAATATCAATGTTAAAAATAAATCTGAAATCACATACGTGTGTTAAATTATTATTCATAAGATCAATTGCTGATCCCTGAACATAACCCCTAGACAAAGCTGGTGTGGTTTGCACACCAGGCTTCGCAAACACACCAGAAAACGGTGAATTTGGTGGAAAACTTTCGGTGATTTTGAAGTTTATAAAATCGAAGCCGCCAAGATTGACTGTTGTTTCTGCCATTTATACCTCAGATGTAAATAAAATCATTTCCATCAACTTTCTTATCTTCTGCTGTAGGTATGAAACCAGGAATAACACCAAACATTACAGGAAATTGGCCAGATAGCCCATCAAAGAAAAATCCAACCACCCAATCTTTTAGTTCCGGAGAAGAAAAAGATTTGGTGTTATTACATGGTAATATCGGCATAGCCCAAGGTAAATCGACCACCGGTATCTTCTGTTGTGATTCTTTACTACCATCGGTGTGCCAACCAAAAATTCGAACTTGGCAACGACCCAAACCAAGAGGATCCATTCTATTCTCTACAGTTCCAACCCACCAAATTAATCCGTCTTTACCTAAAAAATTCGACATTTCAATTTCACTCCATTATTTGCGTAAATCGATATAAGAAGCTCCCGAACTGTCTTTAGTTATCTCCAAAACAGTTTGAAACACACCTTGAGATTGTAATATGTGTCTGACAGCTGTCACCAAATATTTACCAGAATAAAACTTATCAAATTGTTTTCTATTATTTTGATAATCTAGAGCTGGCAAATTGAAATTTATTATTGATCCTGCTGTCAAACCAGTATCACCAGGAACTCTAATCTTTAAAATTGTATAATTTGCCAGAGCCAATTCTGCTGTTCTATTTTTCACAGTTTCTTGAATGAAACTATCTGGCGAAAGATTTTTTTGTGAAGGCTGCTTTAAATTTTGAAATGTTGGTTTAAATTTTTGATTTGAATTTGAAACAACCAATTTTAGAGCACCTCTCGCCTTATCTTTGTATTCTGATATATCTGTTGGTGCACCTTTATTAAGCCTTGTGGTAATATCTTTTGTGTAATCAAAATCTGTAAAATTGGTTGATCTATTTAAAGGATCAAAAGACATTACTCTGTTTATAAAAGTACCAGAATTTATTTCGTTCAAGGCATCAAAGTCTTTGACAAATTGATAATCTAGTACAGAGGTTATTTTTTGTTCAAAGGTTTGACTTTCAATATTTTTTATATTATATGTATATGTTTTATATGGTCGGTCTTTATATATGCTAGAAATTGACCTGAACTGAAATCCATCTTTTGTTTCAAAAAACAACATATCTGCACTTTGTCCGCCGGTCTTGGCTGGTTTTGCATATGTACACAACCAACTTATCGCTTCAAATGGTCGCAGTGTTGGAATTATAAAATCATAAACACCGATTGTTTTTTCAAAGTTTTGTGTATCTATTCTGTTCGGATTAACTTTCAATTGCGTTAAAAGAATGTCAGTTATAATTTGGTGTATTGCCTTACCTTTATAAGATTTTACCACCTTTATTTGTTCAGAATCAAACAACTCTTTTGAACAAAAGAATATTTTTATAAATTCACTGTTTTGGTTTCCAACTGGCTTTCTATCAGGTATCGAATAAATTCTATACTTCTTCAAATTACCAAGTAATTTATTGACATTTTCTGATCCCCCCTTTGTTGAACCAAAACTAATTTGAATTTCTTCTTTACCTGATAATTGTAATTTTTCAACCAATCCAATACCATCACGCAATATTACATATCCAGAAATGACAAAACTATACATGTCTTCAAAAAACGATAGTTCTATTAAAAGCTTAGTTACATCAAATTCACCAGTTGATGCAAAGATTCTTAATTCATCTACGCTCGCACTTTGGGGGTAATAAGCTACGTTTTTTGGGGTATCGACCATTTTATTCCGACATTAATGTTTCAAATTGT